AAAATGCAAAAGGAGCAGAGTGAAAAGATTAGAGATCACGATAATGAAAGACAGGTATTAGCTCGCCAGAATGCTAACAAGCAACGTAAGATGATGGAAAAGCGCGAAAAGAAAAATCAAAAGAAGATGGAAAAGACCAATAAGACTACTGAAGAAATCATTGCTAATGAATTGGTAGCCACCAATATTGATGATATGCATAATATGTCAACCCAAGAAATGATGGATAAGATTAAGGCGCTAAAGAATCCCGATCCCTTGAAGGCAACATATAAAAATGCAAAGGTTACTGAAGATGTAGATAATGATATTAATAATATTATTAATGATGGTACAGCATTAGTGGAAAAAGATGTTGAGAGAGCCGAAGAACATTTATCAGAAGTTAATAAGCAAATTGCCACTCAATCCACTACCGTAGATAAAATTGAATTAGAGTTGGAAAAGGCACGATTAAAGTTAGAATCAATTAAAACCAAGAAATAATTTCACACGTTATAATAATGAAAACATTTAATTTTATTATTATTTTTTTGTTTTTTATGGGAGCAATTATTGTAACAAGAGAATTAACTGTGAAAATGACTACATGTCCACCTTGTTATGCAAGTGCACCTGTATCAATTCCGGAACAATCTGTTACAGATAACTTTAAAAAACTATTTGAAGAAAAATCACCATGGTCTGGCAATGTACCAGCTGCACCATATACACCAAAGAGAGAAGTTGATTTCAGTCTCATGGATGACACATATGATTATTCTATGGAATTTGAATAATAAAAAATTGATTTTAATATTCTAAATAATATGTTGATATAATTTAGTAATGAAAGAATTTCCAAATTGGACATCAAGAAAACCGATAGTGTATAAAAGCGCTAAAGTTGATGATAGAAATAAGTGTATCTTCGAAGGATGCAATACATATTCTGTCTTTAATTTTGAAGGATGCGGTAGAGGAATCTATTGCAATGCCCATAAAAAGGATGGTATGACTAATGTGAGAGCTATAAAATGTAAGTCATTAAATTGTGGCATTCATGCTGTATTTAACTTTGAAGGCAAAAGCAAACCTGTATTTTGTATGATGCATAAAAGCGAAGGTATGTGTGATATTGTCACCAAACGTTGTCATATTAAAGGATGTACAACACGACCAACATATAATGTCGAAGGATGTAAACGAGCATTATATTGTGCTACACACAGATTGCCTGACATGGTAAATATTGTTGCTAAAACATGTCAAAATGAATGCTGTACGAAACGTCCAACATTTAGTGTTGATGGCAAGAATCCCATATGGTGTTTTACTCATAAATTGGATGGAATGATGAGTATTAAATATAATAAAAATATAGTGTAATGTTTATAAAACACCAACTTTATTAACTTTAATAATTTGACGTCTTTTACCACCTGTGAAAGTTGTCAAATCTATATTTTGTTTATGTTTATCATGATCTTCATCAAAATTTGCTTTATTATATTTTAACACAGATTTATTACATAAAGTAAATTTCGGTGGTATATCAGCTTTATACCAAAACACTTTCTTTTTGATATCAGTTGATCTTAATCTATTATCTAGGACCATGCATCCATAATCATCTGTAAGTTGACTGAACACTTGATCAAATAGGTCAAATTTTGGAAATATACCGGCATAATGCTCATGCAATTTATGTCTACTAGAATAAGTATCTTCTCCTAAAAGAAATACAAAATCAAAATTGTTTCTTAGTTCTGGTCCAATACCCATAGAATATTGCATTGTAAGAATAAATGGTGCAATTTGAAAATGTCTGCCTTCGTTAAATATTGATAATATTAATGGATCTTTTAGCCATAAATGTTTACTACTCATGCAATCATCCATAATTAAGTATGCTCTAGGATCAACTTCTCTCTTTCCTTTTTTACGTCTCTCAGTATTCTTATCAATAATTTGTCTTTGTCTACTCATAAATCTACTAATAATACCAGATTCATATTCATGATGAATAAATGCTTCAGGAACAAAATCTTCATAAAATTTATTCATTTTATCAGTTGGCGCTATAACTGTGCCACAAGATAAACCAGTCTTCCATAAATAATCCATTATTGCTCTAATCACAACTGATTTACCGGATCCAGATTTAGCAATAATTCCAATTCGAGGATTAACATTTTCACCTTTATCATTAAACGCTAATCTATTCAAATCGAATTCACTAATTTGAGCCATTTGATCTTTTAAATCTCCAGACATTATATATCTACACGTGATATATAATAAAATAATTAATGAACGAATATTATTTTTCAGTCAATGCATCAGCCTTATACCAAGATATTCTATTCATAATATCGATGTCTCTTGATCTATTATTTATCACCATACAACTATAATTGGCTGTAAGTTGATTAAATACTTTTTCGAATGATATAAACGTTGGAAATATACTACCATAATGTTCAAATAATTTATGTCGAGAACTATATGCATCTTCTGCAAAAAGAAATACAAAATCAAAATTGTTTCTTAATTCTGGTCCAATGTCCATAGAATATTGCATTGTAAGAATAAATGGATCAATATCATAATGTTTTCCGCTATCAAATACTGATAATAATAATAAATCTTTTAACTATAAATGTCTACTACTCATACAATCATCCATGATTAAATAGGATTGAGTATTTGTTTCTTTTTCATCAATAGCTTCATATTGACGTGTTAATAAATTTCGGATAATATTCGAGTCATATTCATAATTTATACATGATTCTGGTATAACTGTTTTATATGTTTGATCAAATTTGTCACTTGGTGCAATGGTTACACCATTTGAACTTGATAATCCCAATTTAAAAAAATGATCCATTATGTTTTTAACAAGATATGTTTTACCATAATGTGGTTTGCCAATAATACCAATTTTGACCCTGATGCGTTCACCATTGTGATCACGTGTTAACATATTTAAATTAAGTAGTTTATCAATAGATTTATTCATACTGTTAATGTTTTCATCATCGTTCGTATCATGTTTGCATACTATTAAATATAGAATATTTTTATCGTTTATTCATTTTCTTATATAAAATATATAATATTATAATTAATGTAACAATACATATTATTTGCAAACTGTTTGATGAATAAATTACATTATGATTTTCCACAATCATATTTACGTTCCATTTTTGAATACCATTTGTAATTTGAGCACGATCACCGGGTTCATAACCAACAAATGAATCATTTTTTTCATAATCATTAATATCTAATAAAATTACTTTATAATTCCAATGTTTTTGCAAAAGAAAATAATGATACTTTTCCATTAAATCACTCGTATTCGATATTTTTCTACCAATATTAAATTTATTACTTAATTGCATTATTGTATTATTGGCTGTTATAACTGTTTTCATTTTTGTTTTATATGTTGTATATAGTTTTGGATCCAAAATAATTTCAAATATTTGTAATAAACGTCTACTAACGTTATCGCTATTACCTATTCCACGATGGTATATATTTGCATGCATTAGTAATATGTCACCTGGATTTAATAATATATCTATTTTTTCATTATAATTTATATTTCCATTTAAATGTGAACCAGGTATAATCTGTAATATTGCTTTATCAAAATAACACAATCCTGTATATATTTTCATAATCTTATCGCTGGTAAAATTATACATATCACCGTGAAATAATGCAGCATCTTTAAGATTTTCAGAATTGCTAAATCTAAATTTCATGTAATGAGGCGAATTAAAACCAACGGATTGACTTAATGTTGGTAAACAAATATCGTCAATAAATGATTTCATAATAGAATAATCAATTCCTGTTTTTTTAATACACGATAATCCCTGCAATAAGTTGTTTTTCGAAATACCATTTCTTAATATTAAATATCCATTATCACTTAGAAATTGAAAATTATTTTGCATTAAATATAAATGAGAATATTTATTATCATATATTTTATATTATATTATAATATATAATTATTTTGTTCCATTTTAAATTTCCGAGGGTGTAAATAACACTATATGCAGTCACTAAAAATTAAATATAGAATATAAAATAAAATTTATTATCATATATTTTATATTATGAATATTTATATTAGATAATTATGGATTTTGATAACAAGGATTATATTATAAGATTTATTGAGAAAAATGATTTTCATTATTGCTATTTGGATTTATTAAATCAATTATCAACATTTAATATTGATCAAATTAATATTATTGATTTTAATGAATTTATTGATAATTTGAATAATAATCATATGATTTATGTAATCGAAGATATTAATTCACAATTGATAATAGGCACTGGTACTTTATTAATTGAAAATAAAATAATTCATAATATGGGAAAATTAGGTCATATTGAGGATATTGTGATACATTCAAAGTATAGAGGGCAAAAATTAGGTAAATATTTAATTAATTTTCTTTCCAATATGGCAAAAGAACTCAATTGTTATAAAGTTATTTTAGATTGCAACGATGAAAATATTTTCTTTTACGAAAAATGTAATTTTAAAAGAAATGGAAATCAAATGTCTATTTATTTTTGAAAATTAAGGTTTATACCAAAATATTCTATCTTTAGATGCGACCTGCATATCTATTATTAAACTATAAAAATCTAATGTTAAATCATCCAATATTTCATTAAATGTGATAAACGATTCAAAAGCATCAGAACATAAATTAAATATATCCAATCGTCTAACATTTCCAATATTTTTAATAATAATATAATCAAAAAATTTGAGTGTTGATGGTTTTATTTCAACTAAATATCTCATAGAAAGTATTAATGGTGATATATTATTAGGTGTGAAAAGATTAGGATTAGTATCTATATCTGTAAAAGTTGTATAATCTAATATTAAGTACGATGGTTCATCAATTCCTATCATACCATCCAATATTTCGTCATTATATTGATTATACACAATATGATCTTTATATGGATCATTATTAAGTTTGCTATAATATTCATATTTATCTCTCTTGACCATTATTTGACCATCTATTGAACAATGTTTGATTATTGACAATTGTAATTTTTTTTGATTATCTTCACAAATTATTAAAAAATTATGTTTATTAAATAATTTTTCATCAAATTGTCTAATTTTAATATCCATTATAATAATTAAAAATTTAATATTTGATGAATGAACTATAATATATTTTTAATGAATTTTATAGATAATGTATTACCACCATTATATATAGATTATGCTATCGAATCTTTGACAACTTTTCAAAGACATATGATAAATTTATAAAAAATCAATGAATGTGCATTAAGGAAATTGGACATAGTGTCACCTTAAAGTCATTAACGACTGATTTGTGTGGGTATGACAAGCGTGTACTTGTCAGGAAAGGTTTGTAGCG